ATTCTCCGACTCCCGAATGTCATTCTGGCTCATCGCCCCGATGCCCCACTGCTCCCGATAGAACGCAGACCGCGCCGCCGTGTCACCACGAAGCAGCGCATCGAACAAATGCTCCGCAAACAATTCGGTATCGGACGGAGCAATCAGCTTCCGCTGAATCTCCTGCTCCCACCGCTCCGTCCACGGCATGAGCGTATCCACGATGTAATCGGTGTTTGTCGCCTCCAGCGTGCTCCATCCCGTCGCCCTCGCAAGGTTGCCAATCTTGTGTGGAGGCATACGGAACCACCTCGCCACGTCTTCCACCTGAAACTGACGTGTTTCAAGGAACTGTGCGTCTTCGGGAGAGATGGACATGGCGTTGAACTTGATACCCTCCTCCAGCACGGCGATTTTCCCACGATTCTTCGGGCCACCGTGAAGGCGCTCCCACGAGTCGCGAAGATTCGCCGCAGCCTCAGGACTGATTTTCTTTTCAGCCGTCAGCACACCAGAGGGTTGAGAGCCGTTGCCGAAGAACGCACCGCCAGCGGATTCCGCCGCCAACCCCAGCCCGATAGATTCCTTCGCCAATTTAATAACCGACCACCCCACTAAACCATCCCCCAGCCCTTTAATGTGGAGCATATCGGCTGCGGGAACGAACACGTCATCCTGTTTGGGCTGGCGAACCTTGTACATGATGCCCCCGCCCGCGATTCGTATCGGCTTCACATCGCAGCGATCCAGCTTGTACATCGCCAGCGCCCGCCCCCCACCGTCTCGCACAATCTCTGCATACCCATTGCCCCCGAGCAACACATCCACCATCATGGACTGCCGGAAGTCCATGCTCGTCATTTCCTCATTAGGGGCGTCTTTTAGCACTCGATAAAGGGGCAATTCGCTTGCACGCTCCTTCCCGCGAGGCTTCAGCCGCCGATAGAGGAGGAGGGGCAGCTTGGCGATATCTTCCGAGAGATTCCGCACGCACGCAAACACAACGACCGACGAAAGCGCCGTCGTTTCGTTGACTGTCACACCGGACGTTCCAGCGTCGCCAACCATCACGTCCATTAGCCATTGTGCGGGGGTGCGGAGATTTGACCGCTTCTCTCGCTGCACAGCGGCTCGCCGGGTCTTTCGGGGCTTATTTGCAGTCGCCTTACTCATAAGACCAAAATCCCTCGGTTTTGATACACGGATGTTTCTTCTTCCGAAACCATCGCTCGGCCCAGCGCCATGATCGCCGCCACCACCCCGTCAATTTTCTCTGTACTCTTCGCCTTTGACGGTTTGATGTTCCCCGCCGAATCCGTCTCGGCAGCGGTATTCCCGGCCATCCACCGCACAACAGGGTTTCCCCCGTGGTGAAATTCGCCCCGATTCACCAACCGCTCTAGTTCCTTCGTCGGCGCGGTCATCGACATGAAGCCCATGCCGAACGTGATGACATTCATTCCGTCCCGAATCAAATCCTGTGAGAGCTGCGCGCCTTGAAACAAACGGTCCACCGCCAGCTCGCGGATTGGATAAATGTCACACAGGTCGTTTATGTCCCGCCGAATGGACGAATAATCGGTTTCATCCCCATCGGTGAGGGTTATCAAACCCTGATTCGCCCACGTCCTGAACGGAATGCGGGTCTTCCTCTCACGCTTCACAGCGGCGTTCTCCGGCATCCAGAAACGCCAGACGGCCTTGTATGCCCCCTCACCCCGAAACAGCAGGCACAAAGCATTCAAATCGCCGGTCGCGGCAAGGTCCAACCCCCCGATGCACTCCCTCCCCTTCAACTCCTCCGCCAATTCCTTCCACTTCGTCTCCCCGGCGCTCGCGTCCCACTTGTGGAGGTCCAACCACTTCATGTCGTTCTGCGTGCGAACATTTAGGTGCAGCCGCTTGAATGTGTTTTCGTAGGTCGGCGTCTCCTGTGCGCGTTTACACTCCCGCTCAAGATACTCCTCCGAAATGCTCACGCCGAGATTTGGGTTCGCCTTGCGCCACGTCTTCGGGTCTTTCCAATCATCTTCAATCGACGCCTCGAAAATCGCAGGAAGAAACGAAGGGTCGTAGCCAGGTTTCGATGAATCTCCCCCGTTGTCCCGCACCGTGCACGCATAGGTGTACTTTTCGTTGCAGATGCTTTCGCGGTCGAAGTCCGCCGTCGTAATGTACCAAACCATCGGCTGACGCCGCGAGCCGGTGGAGGTCACTAACACATCCACCAGATTCCGATTCGACTGCGCGTGAAGTTCATCGACCACCACGAAATGCGTATTGAAGCCGTGCTTCGTGTCGGCATCGGCGCTCAGCGCCTTGTAAACGTTCCCACCGGGGTATTCGATGGACTTGAAGGTGGCGAAAATTTTGACGAGTTCCGCAAGCTCCGGCTTGTTGAGAATCATCCCTTTTGCCTGACGATAAACCAGCGCCGCCTGTTCACGCTCCGCAGCCGCCGAATAAATCTGCGCGCCGGGTTCGTCGTCGCAAAACGCGACCATGTTGATGAGTCCGCCAAGCTGGGTCGATTTTCCGTTCTTTCGGGGAACGTATTGGAAGATTTCGCGGTATCGCCGGGTGCCGTTCGGTCGCTTCCAGCCAAACGCGCAACCGACAATCGCCTGCTGCCACGGCTCCAACACAAACGGCTTCCCAGCCAACTGCCCTTCGATGTGGGTCAAATATTCAGGGAAAAACCCCACCACGCGGTCTGCAATCGCAACATCGAAATGACAATCCCCAGCCGTCACCACCGGGTCATATCCGGGGATGAGACGAAAGAGGTCCAGCCACCGCTGAGGAATGTCGTGAGCGGTAGCCAATCTTGAACGCCCCCAAACCTGTTTTCTTCTCTTCCGGCTTCACTACGCGAACAGCACTGATCGCCGAGGGCGTCATTCCAAATTCACGACAGGCTTTCAGAACCTTGTCCCACGCCTTCGCTTTCATCCCGTGAATCGGATGAGGAAACTCCGCGCCGTTCTGCCCCGTGGTGCAATCCGGCGTTGTCTCCGCCTTCGCCTTCAGCCGCAGCCAATCAGCCACCGCCTCCACCAAAAGCGTCAACGCGATGCTGTGAACCTTCGCCATGACGCCCATTCCCCCCAACAACGTCACGATTTCTTCCCAATGGGGACGCGCAGGCGCGCTCACCCACGCTGGACATGCGGGAACCTCCGTTGCGGGCTTCGGCTCGCCGTCTCGCGTCTCTGCTCGCCAGCTCCCCCGCAATTTCAACATGGGCGTCGGGGTTGGTTTCGGTCCACGTTTTCCCATTTAATTAGCCCCCTCACAAAACCCGTGAGTAAAACCGGAAGCGTGCAACACGGTCCTGATATCGAGGGGTGCCAGAGTGTCGCACCCCCTATGCCCACCCAACTTAACGCCCGCAAATCCATTGTTGGTTTTGCACCTACGCATCACTCCCCCCTCTTCGTACGTGCGCTGTGGCATGGCGAGCACAGCGCCCGCGTATGCTCATCGCTGGTGGCGTGGGCGAACGAAAGGTCCGTCGCCAGCTTGACCATGTGGTGCACCTCGCGACTCGCTGTCGTCTCCCCTCGCTCAAGGCAGTCCTCGCATAGCGGGTTGTCTGCCAGCTTCCTATCCCTGAACCTCTGCCACTTGGCACTACCGTAGAACGCTTTGCGTGTGGACCTGTCGGCGCGTGCGTATGCGGCGGGGTTGCGCTGCCGAAGGATGGCGGTATGGGTAGGTGGACGAGTCGGCATACACCATTAGTCCCCCACCAACGTGCACCTAGTTGTCATTCAACGGGATGCGGTCTGTTTTTGTGTACCGCACGGATGAAAGGCGGCACACCCGATAACTTCCGTACCACATGCGTCGAAGGATTTGCAGGGCTTCTACCATTCCCTCCACCCGCTCCCTTTGGTCCTGCGTGCACTCGTCAACCGCTTTGATAGCTTTGGTGATTCGCGCATTGAGCTGACGCAGCTTTGCCGCATCGGCGAGGAGGTGCGGTTCTCTCGCCGCGCGGACTTCAATGAGTGACGGGGTGAATACTTGTCGATACTCTTGCCCGTCACCGATGGGGGCGTGCTTGCGCCTCAGTTCATTTCTTAGCCCATTAGCCATCCGCTTTCGCATGATGTCATAGGCCATTGACTCGGGATTCTTTGCTGAACGAATCGTCGCGATGTTCTCCATTGCATAGAGGGAGGCGTCGCTGGCGGCGTCAGCCTTGGCATCGGGGTTTGGAAAATGAAGCGAACCCGCAACCCGATAAGCAAGCCCGTTGATGGCAAGGTGAGCGGTCTTATCGTCGCTTGCTATGGCATCGGCAAAGGCTTGTGCGGGTTTGGCGAAGGTGTATTCTGATACCTGGTTGGTCGCGGTGTATTGAGGCGTGGAAAGCGTTCCTCCACTGACGCCGTTAGAAGACAAGCCGGACTGCGATACAGCACCCACTCAATTCTCCTTTG